CTTGTTCCACTTGATCCACTTGATCCGCTTGTTCCTGATGAACCAGAAGTTCCGCTTAAAGGAGAAATTTCAACACCACGAAAAGTTAATACATTTGCAGTTGTATTTGTTAACGCGAATAAAATCGGCTTAGAAATTGTTCCATAGGCAGAAGGCTCAACTGGTTGCCATGTCCCAGGAGTAAGTTCATTTAAAAAATAAATAGCCCCAGCAGTCAAACCCGTCAAACCATTTATTAATCCATCTATTACTACTTTAAAAGTATCTCCATTTACTGATTTAACGACACCCAATACTTCTGCATTTGCGGCGCTGTCTGCTTGCGCTTTAAAATAATTTGTCCCTCCTGCGTATCCGATAACATCACCAACACTAAAACCATGACCAACTTTTGTAAACTCTTCAATTAAAGAAGTGCCGCTCCCTGTATCTAATTGTTTTTTTACAATGTTATCTTCAACTACTAATTTATATAAATTTTCTGAAGTTGTTGTTGTTGGTAATTCAGTAAATACTAAATCATTACTACTATTATAATACAACGTACCTGTTGTTAATGTATCCGAATCAGAGAATTTTGGTATATATCCACTAACACCAGATCCATCAATTACTTTTTTACCACTTAACGGACTAAGATTTATTATGTTATTTACGTATCCAGAAGATATATAAAAAAGATCAGAAAATTCTGAGACTACTTCATCACTATTTATTGCGCGAACTTTAACAAAATAATCGTTTTGTTCGTTTACGGGAAAAATAAAACTTGGATCAATAGGCGAATAAGTAAAATCAGCAAAACCAGTTATTCTTTTTGCCATGCAAATACCAGTATTGTAGTCACCCAAATAAGTTAATCCCGTACTATTTAAAGACGTATTAGTTAAGTATCTAGAATCAGAATACGTTCCTGTATAAATCGTACCAGTATAATGTCCCCCAGAAGGTAAAAAATTAAAAGAGTTATTACCTGTATAACCATAAGATAAAAATACTTCATTATTATTAGAACTACCAGAAGGCACTCTAATTTCAGTAATATATTTTAAACCTCCCGAATACTCTTCATAAAGTCCAGTAGGAAATGAACCGAAATTATCTACATATATCGTATGATCAGACCATTGTATTCCCGAAGATCCATAATTTTGAAAAATAGACCCACTAGAACTCATTCCTGTGCCGGTTCCAAATTGTAAATCGCCTATATTTTCAATCGATCTATTTTGTAAAAAGTAATCGTATTTATTTTTATTTTTACCGCTTTCTTCCACTAATATATGGAAACTACAATCTTGAGATTGAGTTATTGAATCCCATTTAATAAAAGCATTTAGATTTAAATCTTTTGACTTATCATTAAAGTCGAAATAAACATAACCAGTTATATTTTCAATTTTTTCTGGCAAGCTGGTATTAGGGGACGGTTTTATTCCTGAAGAGGTAATTAAGGCACCTGTTTCAAAATAATTTGAAGGCAATAAATGAACATAGTATGGTTCTCTTATTGCATTATCAAAAACATTAGCAACAGAATTTAAACTCAACAAATCCGGTATTTGTATAGAATCAATATCTGGAAAAGTTGCTGTGTAATTATACAAGTAATTAGCATTACCTAAATCAAAATCTGAATCGTTAGTTACAAAAACATTTACATTTTTTATAGAATTTTTATCAGAATATTCTAAAGACAAAAATGAAGATGAAAAAGTCCCCGCAGATATAGAAGAAACACTTAAAGTTGATGATGGGAAATTTATTAAAGCAACACCAGTGCTATACAACCCCGAAACACTAACAGAAACCACATCAATAAAAAACTGATTTAAATCTATTAAATTATTTTGCCCAGTTAAAAGCGTAAAAATTTCTTTAATATCGCTTGTATTTTTTGAATACTCTGTTATGTTAAATTGTACTGGATCTTGATATAATAAATTTCTATTTATATCATAATAATTAGCAAAAAATCCAGAAAAACCATCGTCTATAACGACACCTGAAATTATATTTTTAGATATAGGTTTTTCAGTTTGCCACTTTAAATATATTTTTTCTTGCCTTAAAGATCCACTAACCAAAACCGTTGAATTATCAAAATTAAAAGTCGAAACTGGAAGGTTAGCATCATATGTTGATAAATTATTATCGAAAGAAAAAACTAAGTTTTTTATTAAAAACGGTTCCGAATAATTTATATCAATATTTTCTATAAAAGCCATATAGTTAATTACACGTTAAAAATTTTATAATTTGAATCGAACGCATAAAAATCTACAGATGTTTTAAACGTTTGACCGCCTACTTGAATTTCGCCTAAAAAGACAGTTATAAAATTTGCGTTAGATTTTAAAACATTAAAACTAAGTTTTTTTCCATTTCTATTGATTATACACATGATACCAAAAACATCTTTTGCGCCCCTATCTTGCAAAATATTAAATAGTTGAATAAAATTTATTTGCGCGTATTCGAATTGGTTATTTTGAAAATCATCATTTAGCGTTTGCTTTTCTATGTAAAAAGTATAATCATAATCAATAGATACCGCTGCTTCATAATTAGCTGGAAAAACTTTAAAATTAGTTACCAACTCTGAATCACTAAAAATTTCATTAATTACTTTATCGTTGGAAAAAACAATTTGTTTTTCTTTGCTTTGGTTTTGTTTTACATAAGAATTGTTTTCGATAATATTAAACTTTTCTTCTTCGTATTTCATTGCAGAAAAAGAATATTCATTAGAAGAAACTTCGTTTATGCTTATTATTTTATACAAATCGTTTTGAGAGTCCTCTTCGTTAATATAAATAGCAAAATTAACGCCAGATCTTAAATTTGAGTATTTACCATATATTACGTCTGGATATTTTGAAAAAAGAATATTTTTAATTACTGTATACGAATAAGTCATCGCTACGACTCCGTGTAATGGCTTCCCTTTAGTTGTAGTAAATACGTTAACTGGGCCATAAACTAAAGTTTGATTTCTATAGTATCTTACATACTCTCCATCATATGTAATTTTTAATACATCAGTTTCTTTAACGCTATTATCAGCCACAATTAAACTTTGCGGCGTATTGTTTTGTAGAATTGATAAAACAGCGGTTCCTCCACCTGTGATTTGAAATCCATAATTTATGTCGCTTTGATCTACTTTTGGATTATTTATTGTTGATAAACCAACGACGCTAACATGAAGCGCAGGAGAAACAACAGAAAAAGATATTTGACAATCATCAACAAAACTGTTATTAGTATAAGCTTTTTTATCGAAAATGACACCAGTTCCTCCTCCCGTAAGTTTCAATCCATCGTCTTCTACGACAATCGATTTAACAATAAACCAACTCATATAAGCATGAGAAACTATTTTTAAACGCAAATTATGATTATCCACTTCTAGAACTGAAAAATTAAATTCTGAAACCACATTATCTACACTAGAATAAATTTTAACACTTTTACCCAAACAATTTTCAGAAACCTCTCTATCAATATATATATAGTTATTTTTGAAATCCAATTCAGTTATTTTTCCAAAAACCATAGAAGCATTTTTAAGATTATCTGATATTCTTATAACATTTCCTATTTGCAATTGAGTTGCTTCTATGCCAGTTGAAAAACCTACTATTTCAGACTCCAATTTACCAGTAGAAAGATACCATTTACCTATTCTTTGAGCTTCAGATTTACTCGTTATACCAAAACTTAAAATCTCTTTTTCAACTACTCCAAACTTTCTAATTAAATCAGAGTCTTCTACATAAATAATTTTATCTTTAAAGTTATCGTTTTTATCTAAATAAGGAACTTTAGCTATTGAAAAAGAATTATTCAAATCTCCAGAAGCGTATGTAAATAAACCATCTTTTACATTTGAATTAGTAAAAATATAAACCGGATTTTGCTTAACATCTGAAGTTAAATTAAGCAAGCCATTTTTAAAATAAAAAATTCCTCTAAAAATAGAAGCAAGATCAGTCAATGTTTTCAAACCTTCATTTTCATTATTTATAAGAACGTTGCATGAGAAACGCGGTTCTAAGTATTCGTTATAACCAACATGTTTCGCCACGCAAGAGCCTTTATTTACGTTTAATGATGTATCAAATATTTTCTTGCTCATGTGCGACACACTGACATCCACATCTTGAGATTTAAAACTCAAATTCAAGCCAGTAATACCAAGAAAAAATTTAAGAATAAAAATTTTAATTTTATCTTCAACGTTTTCTGTAGGATTCGATTTTAAATATTTAATTAATTCTGTAAACAATATACCTTTTAAATCTTGTTCTAATATTTTTTTTGGACCAAAATCATTACATAGTTTTAAAACGACTGTAGTACTAGTTGGCTTAGAGACAGAACAAATGATTTTCTTATAATTATATTTTATGTCTTCATCAAGTTTATTTTTTAAATCATATAAATACACTATAGAACCAAAAGGATATCTTTCTTGCAGTTTTTCTAATGTTTCTGTCGATGCTACAGTAAATGAAATTGAATTATAATTTAAATCTTGTATTGATAACGAATTATCAAAAGAAAATACATCTGAATTATATTTACTATTTGAATATGTTTTAACCAGTTCATCGCAAAATTTTGATAAAGTTAAAAACTGCCATTTGTTTAGATCTATTTCGTTTATTTGACCTTTTCCTAATCCATATCTACTATTAGAACAAAGATCATAAAACACCCAAGCTGGATTATTAGTCCATATTAAATTTTTATTAAAAATACCCGACCAATTGTTAGTATATTCTCTGACTTCGCCATCATAATTTTCTGGAACTTTAATTTTTAGAAGCTTGCAATCGTAAGATCTAACTGGAATATTATTAAAATGCCTTGAACTCACTGAATTGTAAACAAGAGCAGAATAAGGGAAAGAAAATGGATATGATATATTTTCTATTACTGAGTCTAATGATATAGATCTTTCTATTTGAGTTTCACCACCAGAAGGAGGTTTAGGTAATAAACTATAGATATTTATTACTATTTCTGGAAAATTTATATTTTGTTTGTCAGAGCTGTCTAATTCAACTTTGAACGGAACCATGATTGCCCCACCTTTAGCAACTAAATTACAACTACAAAATAAATAATAATTTTTATTACTAGACTTATTTTCAACATTAATTATAAAAATCGCCGATGTAGCTGATGTACCTGCGCTATTCACCGAAAACAATTGATCCAAACTAATATTAACATCAAAAGAATCAGAATATTTATTTTGAACAACATGACTGACTGTAAACGCATAATCTTTAGCTTTTATATAACTTTGAAATTTTGTATCTTTTGTGTCGTCCTCAAAAAAGATTGTTGCAATGTTGCTTAGTACCGTACCTGTTAAATCAACTTTTACATCATTAAGACCCGCTACTTTATACGAACCCTTTGAAAAATCATAAATTTTACTTTTATATGTGTAGATAGCTCTAGAAAATAATACATTATTTTTAAATTGATTTCCAAAAGAAACCGCAAATGAAGACTGAGAAAAATTATAAAGATTAGTTTTTTTATCTACAAGAGGTATATCATTATAATATATAGCTTTGCCCAAAACATTTGATTTGGTTTTAACGTTTATGTAATCTACAGAGTTCCCATTAGAATCAACAAAGCCTTCAATCGGACCTTCGCATAAAAGATCTATAGCATCATATTTAGATTCAGTTTCTAAAGTCTGATTTATCTGATTTGTATTGTTTATAAATGTACTTATTATAGGATCAACAGAAATTTTCATAAAAATTAAGGAGCGTCTCTACGTTCAAAGTTTTGTTCTTGAATTGCTCTGTAAAAGCTTGAAAGTTCAGAATTTTTATCTTCATTTCGAATAACAAAACTAATACTATTAGCTATTATAATAGATCCTATTTTTAATCTTCCATACCCTATTGGAATAGCAACATTTCTTAAAGACACATTTTCGTAACTAGAAAACAATCTAGAAACAGTTTTAATATCAATAGGTGACTTTGGAGTTAATAATTTTGTTATTAACATCTGAATTCCTGTCGAAATAGCCAATAATATTAAACCAATTAATATTTCAGTACCAGCGCCTAAAATAAGAGGAACAATCTCTATTTTAGATTTTTTGTGTAAAATAGGTGAATTAATATATTCTGGAGGCATGATTTCGCCATCAACATAAATTATAAAATGAGTTATATACTCATTTAATACGCCTAATGTAGATATCAATTTATTTGAATTAGCTTCTATGGCTTCAAAAGCTTCTAAAACCGATGAAACATTCAAATTCCATTCCGTATCTATAAAATTTTCAAAAATTCCATTTAATTTTATATTCACCATATTATTATTTACACTTCATTTCTTTAAATTCTTCAGATTTTACGTTGTATAACAACATATTCATATTATGATATTTTTGTTGCAAAATGTCTAATTCTGAAAAAAATGCATTATCAATATGGCTATGAAAAAAATATAAAATCTTATGGTTGTTTTTTATGTTCAGATAGTCTTTGGGAGACACTAGAAAAAAATTTTTCTCATCTGGATGCTTATTTTCTGTTTTAATAAAAAACAAATCGTCTTTTTCAAGAACAACGAAACCGCAAACTTCTTTGTGACAATTTGCTACGCTATAATTTTTTATTTCAGCAAGAATTTTATCGTTTATTATCATGTGAGAAAGTAGAAGGAAACCCTCCAAATGGTAGAGATCTGCCATCTTCACCTTTTTTTAAAACATAATCTTCAAATCTCAATAAGCATCCTTTAAGTGTTTTTGAACATTGATCTTGTTTCCAAATATCAGTATTTAAATCTGGTTGTTTATTGAAAACGCTATCTTCTATACAAACGTAAAATAAATTCGGTTTATTATTAAAAGACGAAATAGATTCAGTTTTTAAATTTGTTGTGATATTTGGTATGAAATCCAAATAAACAGAATCCCCTTTATTATAAGTAGATGTATCAGTCCATTTGCCAGAATAATTTATTGAAGAGAATCCATAATTTTCATTACTTAATGATGTTTTATAGTTAGCTAAAAATACTTTATCATTTTCATCGGCAATTGCCATACCAACCATTTTTCCTATTAAATTTGCGGTGTTTGAAACTTGTGTTGTATTTGTAGTTACAGGTCCAGAATAATCCGCTGTATTACCATAATTACATCCATAGCATCTATATCCCCAAGAACAAGTATCATTTGTGACTTTTCTAGAAGGAATATTGATATTTTGAATATCTATTTTTGTGGCAAGCTCTAATTCAATAAATTCTTTATTTTCTGATTTTTTTAAATTAATTAAAAATTCATCATATGAAATATACGTTTTAAAGTTAGAAACTCCAAAAGGGTTTATTCCATCTGAAAAATTAGAGACATCCAAGTCTCTTGCTAATATTTTTTTTCTAATGAAACTTTTACCAATTAAGTCGCCTCTATCTTTTAAAACATAAGACATGTAATTATTTATGTTAGCAATTTTTAATGTTGGCTTTGGCTGTCTTCCATCCGAAGACGACTCTAAATTTGACAATTCACATGGTATAAATATATATTCTTGATTTTGAAAAGATATGTTTTTGGAAAAATTTTTAGATCCATGAAATCTTAAATAGCCCTCAAATGATTCTAATTGTATTTCAAAGAGATCTAAAATTACATAATTGTCTAATTTAAAAAACGTATTCATATTAAACTGTTCCTGCCACTGAAAAAATATTTGGTAATCTATAACTATATAAGTCAGAAGATTTTAAATTTAAATTACTAACACCATTCTCACCAGCAAATAAACTAAAATAATCATTCACAAGAAAAGAATAAGCTGTATTTAACTCTTGTTCACTTAATACTCTATTATAAAAACTTATATCAAAATAATTGATACCAATTGTTGTGCTTCTATTTATTAACTTTAATGTTGTTTGATTTAAATTATTAATCAATAACGGTAATTCCGTCGCGCTTACTGTAGAAAAATTAACTTGATTTCTATTTATAAAATAAAAATATTTATTTTGCACTCTTCTTATTTGTAAAACGAATGGCTGATACAAACTTGCAGATGAAATTTTGTGAATAACTGTATTTGAGCCTGAAGTCGTTAAGTCTATAGTCGCGCCTCCAGAAGAACTGGAGATTGTAAAAGTATTTGCGGCTGGCACAGTTTTTACATAATAAATTTGTTTTGTATATGGAGTGGATATATCATAAATATTTATCGGCAAAGGCAAACTGTCTCCAACAAATCCAATCGTATCTCCAACTAATAGATTATGATTAGTAGTTGTAGTTATCACATTTGTAGTCGTATTCACACTACTTATCGAC